TCACACAGACAAAACCTGTTTTTTCTTTTTCAATTAGTGAACGTGCTTCTGCAGCCATTTCACATCTTCTCAACCACCTATATTCGTCTATCTCAATCGCATGGAAATTTGATTGAGCTAATGTGACCATAACTAGGTAGTAAATATATTCCATTTATATATGCCATTTATCATCACAACCATACATTTTAAATAATGCATTCACATCATTTAATGGTTGAACTGGACCTCTTCTAAAAACTACCCATCTGTGACCCATTGTAGCTAACCAATCAGGATAATTTTCATCTATATAATCTTTAAAACTTTTACCAGTAGTCCATATATCATCACATATTATAGGCATATCTTCTTTATTACCACTACCATATTTATTTAAAGCATTAGCAAATGGTACACCACCTCGAGGTATCCCTTCAGCATGAGAAAATGGTTTATACAATCTGGATACAACCATTCTAGCTAAACAATCCCAATCATCTGGACTAAATGCATCACATTCTATTTTAAAATCTAATTGTTTACCAGCATGAGATGTAAACATTCCCCATTCAAATAAATTCATATATCTCTTCCCCATTCAGCAATTTCTAAATTATCACCAGTTGCAATAATACAATATACATCATATGGAGCACCATGATATTCTAATATACTAAATGTATTGGTTAAAAAATTTGCGTACATAGCAAATGACAATCTAGCCATATTATCTGCCAAACCATCGGCATTATCCGGATCTCTTACCTTTGAACCAATAATACCTTTAAAAACTAATCTTTCATCTCTACCGGCTAGTAATCCAAAAATATCAGTATCTTCTCCACATAATACCGGTTTATCATTCCACTCTACTTCTTCCCCATAAGAAGGTAAAGCAAAAAATATCAATATTAAAATAATTTTAAATAAATTCAACATTAGCCATTACCTCCGTTAGACATGCCACAACATTTAATTCATGATCTGCCACAAATGCGTGTTTATATTGATAATCAGCCAATATTAAAATTAGTTGAGGTAATGATTCAGGTTTTAAATTTTCTAAAGCATTATCATAAACACCTCTAAATATAGCAGATGCATCAGTGTCAATATTATTAGTAACCCACGATCTCATATTTTTAAAATCTTTATCTTTTAAATGAGCAAATAATTCAGTAAAAGAATTTGTTTTAATAGGTACCGACATAATACTTCCACCAGCACTATATCTTTGTAACTCATTTAAGATTCGTCTCCAATCAGGAGCAAATTTCATAATAATGTCGGCAATTACTTTTGTGTCGTGATGAACACCTTCATCTTCTAATATCTGTCTAGCACGTTTTAAGAATTGTGCACAAAGACTAGCAAGATCTTTTTTAGATGTATTAAATTCATATACACCACATCGCGAATGTAATGGTTCAATAATCCTATTTTTAAAATTACAAGTAAGAATAAATCTACAATTATTAGCAAACTCTTCGATAAATCCTCGCAAGGCGGGTTGAGTTGATTGTGGGTTTAAATAGTCTGCTTCATCTAAGATGACAACTTTAACCCCACCTTGCAAGGAGACGGAGGAAGCAAATTGTTTTATCTTACCACGAAGAGTATCAATATTACCTTCCTCTGACCCGTTAATTAGAATCCAGTCTAAATTTAATTGATCACACATTGCTCGAGCAATAGTTGTTTTACCGGTGCCAGCAGTACCAGTAAATAGCATATTAGGTAATTCACCCGAATTAACAATTTCTTGAAAAACTGTTTTAAGATTTTCGGGTAAAACCGTATCGGCTATATTTTTAGGTCTATATTTTTCGACCCATAAGAAATCGTTAGACATTTAGTCTCCATAATATAATTATATAATATATTTACCAAAAAGTAAATAATTATTTTTCCGCTTTCATTGCGGCTTCTTGTTCAATATTTTCCACAATCTGGATAACTTGAATACATTGATCCCTAAGAGTACCAATAGTGGTTAATTCTTCGCCTTTAAACGCCCCTCTTTGACACATAGCATCAATTACTGCTACCATACTTCTAGAGGATTTATTAGCAAGATCTTGCAATTGACCATAAGCTGTATCTAAATGAGATTTTTCTTCTTTTTTCTTTTCTTCTGCCATATTAAACTCCAAATGTTGATGACTTTTCCATTGCTATCCAATATTTCAAATTCATTTTTGAATTACTGAATTGTGATATTAACTTAGATGATATTTCAACTTCATAATCATCTGGTATTATTTTTAAATTATTAATATTTAGTATAAAATTAAATTTACTATTTTCAGCATAATCACCATCTACATCTATAGAAAATGCATGTGATGTTTTATTCTGACTATCAATAACCGAAATTTTTATTATATTATTACTATTAGAAATAGATACTTCATTGTGACCTAAAGTAGAAGCCGCTCTTTTAATTTTATCTAAAACTGCTGAATCTAATGTAAATTTAACATCAAACCCAGGCATAGTAATATCTTTTGTTGGAGTAGTTAAAGTATCTTCAGATGAATAAAAATATTTTATTTTAGTCCTACCAGTAGAATCACCAATAGTAACAAAATCATCTTCAAAATTTAAATTAGGTTTATCAACTAAACCGAGCACTCCAATAAATTCATTCAAATCGTATATTCCAAAATCCTTTGGAAATTCATCTCCCACATTAGCTGTAGCTAAAACATTTCTAGCCTCACTAATAGACTTAAGAACAGAACCTTGTTTTATCAAGATATTCTGATTAATATCAGAAAAGTTCCTAAGGACATTTAATGTATTTTCATTAAGTTCCATTATGTATAACCCCATATATTACGTTATTAATTATATTATAACACATTCTTATCAATTTGTAAACCCTTTTATGCTATTTTACTAAAGTTTTTTATTTTAGTAAATTCTATTTTATTATCAAATTTATTATCTAATATTTCACCTTTATGTGATATTACAAACACATTAGTCTCGTCTGGTAAAGTAGTTAGAATTTTTAATAAATTTTCTACCCCATCATGATCTAAACTAGAATCAAAAGTTTCATCTAGAATTAATAAATTAGTAGCCACTGAATTTTTCATCTTGGCTATTTGTCTCCAAGTAAACAATAAAGATAAATCTATTCTTTGTTTTTCTCCCTCGGAAAAAGAATCATATGTAAACTCATCTCTGTGTCTAGATCTTATAGTTTCTTGAAAACTCTCATCTAAATCAAAATGAACATAAAAATCTAATACTTGAAGATATTGATTAACCAAAGTATTCATTACTGGTAAATATTGCTTAATAATTTTAGTCTTAATTCCAGTATCTTTTAACATTTCTGTCATGGCTAAATTATATTGAAATTGCTCATTAGCATTAAATTTTTGATCGTTAATATTAGATATATCATCATTAAGAGTTGTTAACTGATTTTGAGCATCTGTTAAATCAGCAGAAACATCGTTTGTTAAAAAATCATTAAAATCTTTTATATTATTTTGTAATGTAGATATTTCTTTATTATTATTTCCTATAGTATTTGATTTATCTCTAACAACCTCTATTGATTTACTCCACTCATCTATATTATTAGATATAGATTTTGCTTCATCAGTAATTAATTCAAGTCTTTCTTGTAAAGTTTTTGCTTCTATTTTAGCTTCTGATAAAACTGATTCTTTAATTTCTTCAGTTATCTCTTGTCTACAGGTTGGACAGTCATTAGTTGTCTCAAAGAATTTAGCTGTTTTACCTATAGCTCTCATTTGAGTAGTTACTTCAGAACCAGCTACCATATTTAAATTTTTCTGATCATGATATTCTTTTAAATGTGTTTCACATTTGACTTGCTCTTCATTTAAACCTTCGGATAATTCAGAATTTTTTTCTTGTAGGTCTGCGATTTTATTTAAATGACTCTCTATTTTATTTTCATATTGTTGTTTATTCTCGTCTGTTAAAACTTGAATATCTCTAATATATTTTTTATGAGTATCTACTTTATTTTTAGCTATTTCTAAATTAAAATTAAGTTCTTTTATCTCATCTTTTAATAAAGAGGTTTGTTCTTTTAATATAACATTCATTTTAGAGAACACATTAATATCCAAAAGATCCTCGATAACATCACGTCTATGCCCAGTAGATAGTTGCATAAAGGGAATAAATGAGGAGGAACCCAAAACAACTACCTGATGAAAACTTTTATGTGTAAGTTTTAAGATATTCTGTTCGAGGATCTTTTGGTATTCTTTGGCATGAGATGATTGATTAATCATTGTCCCATTTTGCCAAATCTCACAAAATGTTGGTTTAATACCTCTAATTATTTTATATTCTATACTACCAATTGTAAATTCAACTTCTACTAAACAACCTTTAGCATTAATAGAATTTATTAATTGATATTTTCCTATATTTCTATGAGGTTTACCAAATAACCCAAATGATACGGCATCAAGTAAAGTAGATTTACCACACCCATTTGGCCCAACTATAAGAGTAGATTTATTTTTATTTAAATCTATTTCAGTAAAACTATTGCCTGTGGATAAAAAATTCTTCCACCGGACTTTATTAAATAATATCATAATTTAACGGCCAGTATAATCAAAATTCCAATCAAAAGAAAATTAGTTAAAATCATTTGAATGCATAATATTAAATGATACCAAACCCACCTGTGTTTATATAGAGTATGTATATTAACTTTAGGATCAATTTCCTCAGACTCACCTTCTTTATTTAACTCTTTTTTAAGACCCAATATTGTTAACCAATCCATTATGCAACCTCTAAAGCTTGTGCTTGTGTCATTAAATCTCTCATATGAACTTTAATTTTATTTTTATCCAAATCAGTATCAACAGCATCTATATAATCGTCCATGAGTTTTGGAGTATCATCTACCTCTAATCCCTCGTCAGCAATATTATTGCCAATAAACTCACTAAAATTTTCAGCTATTTTTAACTCATAAATATCTTGAGCTTGAATCCTGTCTATAAATCTATCAAATAAGAAACTATCACCTTTATTAACTACTACAACTTTCACAAATCTTTTATCTAATTGTGAAACATTATAAGTATTATAATCCATTTTTGTGTCATTGTAAACAATTTTATGAAATAAAGTATGGGGATTTATAATTTTTTTCATTTCCCTTGTTTCAGTATCTAATATATGGAAACCTTTAGGGTCATGAGCATCTGACCAAAAAAATTCCATCTGTGATCCTAAATACCAAATATTATCTTGTTTAGAACCACAATGATAATGGCCAGTCAATACCATTTCAAATTTATCAAATATTTTTCTGTCCATACCATGAGTATTTTTAATACCGCGCATCATTTCAAAACCATTTAATTCTAAATGTGCGCCAAGCCAATCTGCTTTACAATCTTTTATAAAATTCATTGATTGATCATAATTTTCTTGATTAATCCATGGTAATAAAGCCATATCCAAAGAACCATATTTCATTACTTTTGGTTCCATAATTATATGGATTTCATTCATATAGTGACCTAAACATTCTTTTAATGAATTTAAATCATTAGTATTTTTATAATAAGTATCGTGGTTACCGGGGATAATATCCATAGACATACCACGGTCACGTAATACGTTTAAAAAATGTTTTCTACTATGGTTAAGTGCTTTGAAGTTTACAAACTTACGATGATCATAAAAATCACCAAGGTGTACTATTTGTTTTATATTTTCTTTTTCACATTCTGGAAAAAACACATTTTCATAAAAATCTGCAGAATTATCTAAAAATATTTGTGATGAATTTCTTATACCACAATGTGTATCATTTAATATAGCTAGTTTCAATTCATAAACTCACTTAAATCCGAATCAGCATTAACCGTTCTTTTTTTCTTTATTTTTTTAGCAAAAGCTTTAATTTGTATATCTGTATTTCTTACTTTTTCTATTCTATCTTTTAGAGAATCTACAAAAGCTCCCACTACATGTTTAGAACCTTCTTCTGCAACTATAAATTCTTCTATACCAGACGAAGTTAAATATTTTAATTTAATTTCTTGTTGTTTCTTTTCTTTAGCTATTCGTCTTAGAAATGCGTACCATGTTATTTGTGTAAAATAAGCAAAAGCATTAGGATTACCTGTTCTAGTGGCTGCTTCTAAGTTATAATTACCTATAGCTTTTAAACAATTTTCAACAGCATCCATTACCATTTCTTCTCTGTATGTATATCTAATAAAATTAGCTTTATGTGATAAACCTTCTGCTATCCTTAAAAAGCATTGTGCTATATAATTAGGTACTATAGGCACTTCTTTATTTTTATCTTTAGCTTTATTAGCTAAACTTACATAATCAACTACAGCTTGAGAAAACTCAGCATTATTAACATAATGTATACTTTTCTTTCTTGCCATTCTATTACTCCATTTATAATAGTATTATAATACATATTAAGGTATATGTAAATACCTATTTTTTGTTTTTAAATCAAAAATCTTTTTATTTTGGGGGTTTACAATCATCGCAATTTGGTGTATAATAAATTAAGGTTTAATTTACAGGAGGGAGAATATACTAGTGAAAAGTTTTAGGTTTAAAAGGTATAATGTTACTAGTATTATCACTATCTTCTGTTAATGTTTTTATTTCTTTATCCAAAAAATCTTGCAATTGCTGATCAGTATAATCATCTAATTCATCCAAATCTAGAGGTTCAATATGTTTTTTACCTTTTAAAAATTTTTTATATTTCTTAAGACACTTAACATACATAGATAATAACTCATTAGAAGGAGAGGCTTCGCCAATAATATGATTTGAGCATAATGTTTGTAGTGATGTTGAATCATCTTGAAAAGACATCCATGGTTGAAAACTAAAAAGTCTTAAACCACTTTTCATACTAACTGATTCCACTATTCTCATAGCACTTCTAATAATTATAGAAGGATTTTCTTCATCGTCCCATTGAAGTACTTCACAAATGAGTTCTTCGCCGGTATTCAATTTAAATTGTCTTATATGATCTTTACTCATCTAAATTAATCTCGTAAGTTTTAAATATAAATTCTTCATTCTTATAAATTTTTAGTCTTTCTTCAGCATGCAATAAACCAAAATTCTTTCTTTTATTATTATATAAATTATCTATAACATCAAAAAGTTTGGTTGGCTCATTATTATCAGATTTTCTTAATCCTCTTCCTATTGATTGTAATACCCTAATCTGACTCTTAGATGGCGATGCAAAGATAATATTATGGAGATTCCTAATATTAATACCAGTACTGAAAGTACCAAGACTGGCCACAATAATAGCATTTTTTTGTTTTTCTATAATACCTCTAATTGCTTCTCTATCGGCAGTAGCCGTTTCGCCTGAAACAAAAAAGACCTTTCTTTTATCATTATCTACTTTATTATTTATTAAGTCAAAAAGAGGTTTGCCATGTTTTTCTACCCAATTAAAAAGAACTAATGTATTACCTTTTTGATCTTTCGCCAAATTACAAATAAAACTATTTCTTTTTTGATTCTCTACTATAAATTCAATTTCTTCTTGATATGTTCTTTTACCAAAATCGTTTTGAGCTTTTTGCGAATAATTTAAAATTATCCTACTTATATCTAATTTAGCTAATGTATTATTATCTTGTAATTTTTTAGTAGTAGTAACTCTATAAACTTTTCCAAATAAACCTTGTAATACTAATTCATGAGTTTGGGTACCATCAAGTGTTCCAGTTGTTCCGTATCTATATTCTGCTTCTGTTGCTTTACTCATTATAGACATTAATGATTTAGATTTAAAACCATGGCATTCATCTCCAAATACAGCACCAAATTGCTGAAACCATATTTTAGGTAATTTATATATTGACTGCCAAGTACTTATAAAAATATCTGCATCATCAGTTTTTTCTTTACCGGAGTATATTTTATGAGCCATTTCCTTAGGCATATTATAACTTATAAAATCTGAAGTCATCTGTTCAACTAGTGAAGTTGTGGGAACAATAACTAAAACTTTTTTATTATAATTTGCTAAAAACCATCTAATTAAATAATATATTATTAATGATTTACCCGAACCAGTGGGTGATAATAATATAGCTCTTTTATTTTTTACAGCATGCGAAATACCAGTGA